TGGCCTATACAAATACCTATTTGTTAGCGTCGACTAATATGGGCGGCTTGCTAACCTATGAATTGTTTGCTCAGTATCAAGAACTTGTTGGCAAGATGTTTGGCAGCTATATTAACTTTACCTGGCATTCACAGAGCCATAAATTAATAATCCAACAACGCCCACGTTCAGAAGAATCAGTGATGCTGATGGTGTATAATGTTAGACCAGACTTTTCTCTTATTGAAGATACCTATGCTGGACAGTGGATTAAAGACTATTCCTTAGCCAACTGCAAAATGATGCTAGGTCAAGCACGTGAAAAGTTTGCACAGATCGCTGGCCCACAGGGCGGCAGCGCATTAAACGGCGGAGCACTCAAAGCAGAAGCCCAGGCCGAAATAGACAAACTAATGGAAGATCTCAAAACTGGTATTACTACGCAGGGTTGGGGTGTGATAATTGGTTAAATTCCTTTGACTTTTTAATAAATCTATATTATAATAGTCTTATAGGAGACATTTATGATTATAGGTATATGCGGTTTTATTGGCAGCGGCAAAGACACAGTCGCTGACTATCTAGTTAACTTCCACGAATTTAGACGAGAAAGTTTTGCCAGCACTCTTAAAGATGCTGTGGCAAATGTCTTTGGCTGGGATCGTACTATGCTAGAAGGCCGCACTAAAGAAGCACGTGAATGGCGTGAACAAGTAGATCCGTGGTGGGCAGAACGACTAGCAATGCCTACACTAACTCCACGTTGGGTGCTACAATACTGGGGTACTGAAGTATGCCGCAAATCATTCCACGATGATATCTGGATCGCCAGCCTAGAAAACAAAATTCGTAACTCAAAAGATCACGTGGTGATTTCAGATTGCCGCTTTCCTAACGAAATTCTAGCAATTAAAAATGCAGGTGGAACCATTGTGTGGGTACAACGAGGGCAGTTACCTGAGTGGTATGAACACGCTGTGGCCGCTAACAAGGGTTCAAATCTTGCTATTAATGAAATGAAACGGCAGGGAATCCACGCAAGTGAATGGGCTTGGCTGGGCAGTAACTTTGATATCGTTATTGATAACAATGGTACTATTGATCAGCTGTATCAACAGTCTGCTAGTCTATTAGAAGTCAGCGACGAGATCACCCTGTCTCCAACTAATCTGTTCCTTGCTTAACACTTGAGTGCAGTTAGCACACACAGTCTTTAAGTTGCTGTGACGGCAGTTGTCTAAATTACCGTCTATGTGAAACACTCGAAACACTTCTTTATGCGGGCTCTTAAACCCGCATTTTTCGCACTGTAATTTTGCTCTATATCCTGCACGGTACCATCGTGGTATTCCGTGATTAACTCCGTGAGCCAAGCAGATCTCACATAGACTTCGATAGTAAGTCTTGTTATTCTTCTTGTAATTAACAGCTCGCGGCCGTTGACCGCACTTGCAAAGTGGTCTCATATCAGTATTTAATCAAACCGCCCCTTTCCCGCCCCTTTTAATGTAGTTATAAGAAGCCAATTTCTCCGCACACCGCTAAATACATTGAGCAAAACTATTACTAGGAGAATAGGACGATGGCATCATTAATATCACCAGGCGTAGCTGTTACGGTTATCGACGAGAGTTTTTATACACCAGCTGAACCTGGTACAACACCTCTTATCGTCGTAGCTACGGCACAGAACAAAATGAATGCTGCAGGTACGGCTACCGCAGCAGGCACACTAGCAGCAAATGCTGGTAAGGCATTTAAAATAACAAGCCAAAAAGATTTGATAGACACGTTTGGGGTTCCTTTCTTTGAAAAGACAGCAACAAACAATCCGATACACGGCGGAGAGAGAAACGAGTACGGTCTATTAGCAGCTTACAGTTTATTAGGCGTGACTAACGCAATATTCATTGTACGTGCTGGTATTGACTTAGATCAATTACAACCTCAGACAGGAGCCCCGGGAGCAGAAGCAACAGACGGACAATGGTGGGTAGACACTTCCGGAACCCAATGGGGTATCCAAGAGTGGAACGCAGCACCGTCAACAATCGTTGGAGGACAATCGTTCTCTGCACAGAAACCACTCGTGCTAACAAATGACGATACTACAAAAATTAATCCAGCCAACGGTGCACCAAATGCAGGTGTAGGCAGCGATGGTTCATATGCGGTAGTATTCCAAACTGGTAATGCCGCAGTTGAAATGGCTAAGATTTGGTACAAGCGTCCATCAAGTCATCCATCAGGAAGTGCTTGGGTCCTAGTAGGCGGCGAAGCTTGGACAGCAAGTCATCCAACAGTTTACTCTAGTACAAAGATTGCAACAACAATCGCAGTTGGACAACAATACAAGATTAACGGGAACACTATTACACTAAGTGGTGCTACACGTTCGGCATTGTTAGCCAGTTTACAAGCTGGATTTACTCCTCTAAATGCTCAAGGCATCTATGGTTATGTAAGTTCAAGCGAAAAGCTGTACATCTACTTCAGTGGCAAGAATGATCAAGACTCTACAGTTAATGATGCATTGAGCCTAGAAAACGTAGCTGCCAATGATTGGGTAAAACTAGGTATCACAGCAGGTGAGTACCTTGCTCCAAAACTACAACAAACTCCACATACACAAGTTCCAGAATGGAAATCAGATGACACAGGTAAAACTCGTCCAACTGGTTCTGTATGGATCAAGACTACATCACCTAACCTAGGTGCTAATGTAAGTGTTAAGAAATGGAGCACAGTGACTAAAGTTTGGACTCCGATCCTTGCACCTTTATATTCTAGCACACACGCAGCTGATTTTGCACTTGATCGTGCAGGCGGTGGCGTTAACATTCCAGCAGATAGTTTGTTTGTACAAACAAATGCAGCAGAATACACCGGATTAAACACAGAGCCAGGAACCACAGCATTTAGATTCTGGCGTAGAGCTGCGAAAGGTGTAACCTCAATAACTTCAGCTGCAAAGACAACTGGTTTCACTGGAGCAACTGTAAAGACCTTTACATTCAGCGAATCTGTTGCAGGTCTTAATACACTAAACACAGTTACAATTTCTACAGCAGCATTGCTTGCTGGTGCAGGTAACATCAGTGGCGATATGGACAAGATTGCAGCAGCTATCAACGGTGCTGCCTATAGCGAACTAACTGGTCTAGGGTTAAATCACGTGGTAGCAGTAGTGAATGATGATATGTCATTAACACTAACTCATACAGCAGGCGGCGAAATCCGCATTACTGACACTAGCGGTATTTTTGGTGCTATCTACGGTGCTGCATCAAACGTATACACAGGTACTGGCACAGCAAATATGTACGATGCACCAGCAGGCGCAAACTACACATATCTAGTTTCAAGCTGGAGACCATTAGCAAGCGAAAACTTTGTTGCTATGATGGATGCACCACTAAGCGAACCACAAGACGGTCAACTATGGTATAATCCAACAGTTGGTGAAGTTGATCTTATGATCCACAACGGTACACGTTGGAAGGGTTACAAGCAGGTATACTCAGCAACAAACGGTCCAATTATTTCAGCAACAGCACCAACTAAACAACCAGATGGGGTAACCAATGTTGTTGACAACGATTTGTGGATCAGCACAGCAGTAGTTGAAAACTATCCACAGGTTTATCGACGTGTAAACGGCAAGTGGGTATTAGTTGACAGTGCAGATCAAACAACAGAATCAGGAATTTTATTTGCTGATGCACGTTGGGGTTTGTCAGGAGCAACAGGTAATATTGCAGGTTCTATTAAAGACCTATCAAGCGTTGACTATGTTGACTTTGACTGTCCAGATCCTGCACTATATCCAAAAGGTATGCTGCTATGGAATACACGCCGTAGCGGTGGTAATGTAAAACAATACCATAATAGCTATCTAAGCTCAACAGGTAAGAACCTAAGAATGAGTGGTGAACAACAAGCTGACTATGCACAAGGTAAAACTGATGCAGAAATAGCAAAATTATATGATCGTTGGGTAACAGCATCACCAAACAACGAAGACGGTTCAGGTTCATTCCTACGTCACGCACAACGTTCAATCGTTGTAAGCAAGTTGAAGAGTGTTGTCGACACAAGCTCAGAGATCCGTGATGAAGAAAGACGTAACTTTAACATTATTGCTGCTCCTGGATATCCAGAACTAATGAGTAATCTTGTTAACTTGAACATCGATCGTGGTTTAACAGCATTCGTAGTTGGTGACACACCATTGCGTCTAGAAGCTGACGCAACAAGTTTAACAACTTGGGGTACAAACCAAAATCTAGTAACAGATAACGGTGACAACGGTATCGTAACATACGACAACTACTTGGCTGTTTTCTATCCAAACGGTTTCACAACAGACTTAGGCGGTTACAACGCAGTTGTTCCAGCTAGCCATATGATGTTGAAAACAATTACACTAAGCGACAACGTAAGTTATCCTTGGTTTGCACCAGCAGGAACACGTCGTGGTAATATTACTAACGCAACAGCAGTTGG